CACCGTCGGCATCGACTTCCGAGTCAACGGTGGCGCTGCCATCGGCATGACCACGGTCGCCAACATCCAGCCCGCAGCTTTCGTGTCCCAGGTCAATGCCCTCTCGGGTGTTGCAGCTTCTGGCGGCGTCGACCGCGTCATCCTCAGCGTCTCCGGCACCCTGGCACTCGATGCCAATCCGGGTGGCGCTGGCGCGACGGTCATCGAGCTTGCTCGCAGTGGCGCATGGACCAATGCCCCTGTCGCAGGCGACACCCTCATCATCCCTGTCGGCTCTGTTGTGGCCGGTGCTTCTCAGGAGAACGTGGGTGCCTATGTCGTGACCCTCGTCACTTCGTCCACTCTCCGGGCTATCAAGCTCAGTGACGCTGGCAAGGCCTCCCCCTCGCCTGTCATTGGAACCATCACCAACCCCGTTGACGTGCCGGCTGCTGCAATCGCGGCGGTAACTGACGCCAAGTCCTTCTCGCCTGTCGTCATCAGCAATGAGGCCGGCGACCCCATCGATGGGCTCGGCAAGGCTCTGGAAATCTGTGAGTCGGCTGGCGGAACGGACCTCCTGTCCCGCACCGCGTTCCTGCTCGGCACCTCGGGTGCAGTGGCATGGGTCAGCAAGACCGGCGCTGCGAAGCTCCTGTCCAGCGCAGCTGAACTGAAGGCCAACCTGCAGGTCAACCGCCAGACGGACAACATCAACGAAGAGCTGATTGCAGGCGGAGAAATCGCCCTGAAGATTGGCTACCTCGGCACCACGGCAGCTCTGACCATCACCGACACCACCCTCTCGACCACGGTCGTGGGCGGAGCCGGCGGGAACCTCAGCATCACGCTGGCGGACTTCCCCACCATCAGCGACCTGGCTACCTACATCAACAGCCAGACCGGCTACACCTGCTCTGTGGGCACCGCAGTTCTCGGCCAGCTCTCCAGCGTGGCCCTGGACAACATCTCGGCAGCCAGCATCTGCAGCGAGTTCGGTGAGCAGCCTGGCCGCATCAAAATCGACGCCTACCGAATGTTCGCTCAGATTCGCGACAGCTCGGTTCTTGTGCAGTTGAATGAGCCGGCAGTTCAGGCTGATGCGGGTCTCCCCAAGGTCACCACGGGTATCGCATACCTGGCCGGTGGCAGCAAGGGCGGAAGCACCAGCGCAGACTTCACCTCGGCCATCGACGCCCTGGCGGCAGTTCGCGGCAACTTCGTCATCCCCCTGGTCAGCCGTGATGCAGCCTCGGACATTGCTGACGGGCTCACTGAGTCCAGCTCGACCTACTCCATCGACAGCATCAATGCGTACGCCAAGTCGCACTGCCTCAAGATGAGCACCCTGAAGAAGCGCCGGAATCGCCAGGCCTTCTGCAGCAAGCTCGACACCTTCAGCAATGCAAAGGGCGCGTCGGCAAACCTGGCAAGCTTCCGCGTGAGCCTGGCCTTCCAGGACTTCAAGCAGGTGAACAGCCAGGGCATCCTGACTCAGTTCCAGCCTTGGATGGGCGCAGTGCTTGCGGCAGGCATGCAGGCAGCTGGCTTCTACCGGGCCATCGTGAACAAGGGTATCAACACCAGCGGCGTTCTCATGCGGGACGGCAGCTTCAGCGACAAGGACGACAGCCAGGTCGAGGACGCACTCCTCGCGGGCCTGCTCCCTGCCCGCAAGAGCCTCACCGGTGGGTTCACCTGGGTGTCTGACCAGACCACCTACGGCAAGGACAGCAACTTCGTCTTCAACAGCATCCAGGCTGTGTACGTGGCCGACATCGTCGCCCTGAGCACCGCTCAGCGGATGGAAGCGGCTTTCGTGGGTCAGTCGGTTGCTGACGTCAGCGCCGGCATCGCCAAGGCCTACCTCGAAGGCATCATGGCAGACTTCATGGGTCTGAAGCTCATCGCCCCCAGCGACGATGCACCGAAGGGCTTCAAGAACCTGTCCGTGCAAATCAGCGGCCCCGCGATGGTGGTCAGCCTCGAAGTCAAGCTCGCCGGCGCCATCTACTTCATCCCCATCAGCTTCTTGGTGTCGCAAGTCACCCAGACGGCCTAAGCCGGAATCACTTTAGGAGAAGACCATGACTGCAGCAAAAGTAATGACTGGGGCACGAGCGAAGGTGTCCGTCAACGGCAAGCCCGTCGGCATCTTCAACAACATCAGCTACGGCCAGACCTTCACTGCTGACCCCATCTTCATTCTCGGTGCCTATGGCCCCGTGGAGACGGTGTACACTGCCCAGGATGCCATCAACATCACTGCCAGTGGCTGGCGAGTCATCGACCATGGTCCCCACGCAGACGTCTCGATGCCCACCCTGTCGGAGCTTCTCCGCCACGAGTACATCGAAATCACCGTGTTCGACCGCCTTGACACCGACCCAGCAGGCAAGCCCATCGCGAAGTTCCACCGGTGCCGCCCTGTCAGCTACAACACTACTCTCGCCAACCGTCAGCCCTCTGAGGTCCAGGTGACCTTTATCGGCCTCCGCATGGACGACGAGAGCGCGGTGAACGACGAGCTTCCTACGGCAGCTTCGCTTCCGTAACACCTTGAAGTTTGGTTCCCTCAAAGCGGGCTTTGGCATTGTGCCGAGGCCCGTTTTGTTTTATGGTGTGGCATGACCAGGAAAACCGCAGCCGATGCCTTCCGTGGCGCCCTTGCTACCAGAGACAACGTGAGGACCATCCTTGAGTCGTTCAACATCGAAGCAGAGTACATCATCACGGTAACCGACTCAGGGCCAGGCGTGGAGATTCGCGTGTCCGAGAAATCGTACGGTGCCGCACAAGGAGCCTTGCCTTTCACCATCGGCAGTGCTACGGTGAAGATTGTAAAGAAGTGAACCCTGCACTGAGGACCACACAATCGCCATGCGCATGTACCCCATCGTCTTGAATCTGGAAGTCCAGAACAGCTTCGAGTATCCCAAGCAGACGCAGATGTTGGCCGAGGAAATCGGCGACATGTCAGCTCGCATCGAAGACACGACTGAGTTCGAGGAGAGGGACGTCTTCCTGTCGTCTGCCTTCGAGACGGGCCTGGAGGTCGTCAAGGACAACTTGGACCTGTACGCCAAGTGGGTGGCGGACCTGAGTAGGGAATTCCCCGACCTCGTTCTGGCAATGGACGCCACTGAGGGTGAGGGGGTCTATGAGGGGTCCATCGGCGGTGACATCGTCTTCCGCTGGTACTTCCGCGATGGCCGACGGCAGGTTGCTGAGCCCTACATGGTGGTGCCAGACTTCGACCCTGATGAGGCGGGGGAAGAGATCAAGTGATTGTCTACCTCACGGGCCCATCCACTGAGGACCTCGACAGCCTACATTTTGTGTTGGACCAGCAGGGTATCGGCGTGGTGGTCAGACGACCTGAGACCTCCCCCGAGGAAGCCTATGAGGCGCTCATGGCCTGTGACGCTGTCCTCCTCATCCATGGCGGCCCCAAAGAGGAGCTGACCGAGCTGGCTGCCGAGCTGGGCATTGCCATCACCCTTGGTAGGCCAGTGTACGCCGTCAGGAACATTTACGGCATGCCAAGCCGGTTCCTGGCCATGCCGGGAGTACGAACCTTCCCAGAGGCAGCTGAGGCACTTGAAGCACTGTTGGCTGACATGCCAAAGGAAGAGGTACCTGATGTGGAACTTGAAGGACTTGGGTCTGGAGACCCCGAAGCTGGAGGAGACACCGGAGATGTTCCCTGACCCCTTCGGGGACGTAGAGCCCGACTCTGAGCCGACCGGGAACACCGCCGCCTGCTACATCTGTGGGAGAAGCTTTCAGGGGCTACCCCCTGAGTACGTCATCCGTCGAGACCACGAATACGGAGATGATCCAGGCTGGACCCCAAGGAGCAAGAAGGCCAGGGCGAAGATGACCCGGTATTTCTTGACCTTTTGTCTCTGGTGCGCCCACTCCCACAAGCTCTGAAGGGCAGTAATCTTCTGAGTAGACCGAGGACTACCATGCCCCCAGCCAGAAAGAAAGACGAAGGACACTTGGAAGCGAAGATTGACATCTTGTCAGACAAGATGGACGCCCAGGCAACCTCACACGCCAGACTCGACGAGAGGCTCTCGAACCATCTTGCCAACGAAGAGAGAACAAGTGAACGCATGGAGGGGCAGTTGGAAAGCGTCAACAGCCATCTCTTTGGTATCAAGGAAATCCTCGGAAAGCAACAGGCAAGCATCGATGAGCACATCCGTCGCACCGACATCCTCGAAGGCGCAGTCAAGCCTCTGGTTGAGCAGAGACAGCAGTTTGAAGGCTTCTTCAAGTTCGCCAAGGTGGCCCTGAAGATCGGCGCCCTCATCACCGCCCTCGGTGCCGGTGGCTTCGGCATCAAACAAGTCATCGCACTCATCTTCAAGCTCTAACATGCACGACACCTGGAAAAGCAAGAAGCTCTGGTTTGCGGTAGGTGTCATCACCATCGCCTTCCTGTATTCGGTGCTCGCCGCTTCGGTTCTCCCGAACATGGAGCACACCTACGATGCCTTCATGGGCATCCTGGAGTTCGCCGCCGGCGCCTACCTGACCGGAAACGTCGCCAACAAGCTCGTCATTGCCAAAGCCAACCCAGGCACACTACCAGAACCCAAAGCACCGGTCAAGCCGGCTGCAGCACCTGCAAAGACGCCTCCAGGCGGCCCGCACGTACCAGAGGAGTAAGACATGAGGGTCAATTTTCAGCAGTGCGAAAAAGAGGGCTGTGACAAGACCCCCAAGCACATCATCGTCGACCACGGTCGTGGGTGGATGTGGGCGGCCTGCGATGACCACGAGGCCTCAAAAGCAGAAGGTGAGCTGAGCACCCTCTTGCCCATCCCCGACCCGCCCCCTTAGGCGGCCTTGAACTTCCCGGCGTACTTCACCTCGGGGAGGATGTCCAACTTCCAGCCAGCGATCCGGTTCTCCAGGCGGGCGATTTCCGTCTTGGTCCACTTGACGTCGTTCTCGGCGTTGTAGATGGCCGAGCGGAGGAGCTGCTCGAACTGGTACTCGTCGGACTCCCTGGTGACTTCGACGGTCTTCTTGTTCTGGCCGTAGCCGACATCGCGGAAGAACTTGGTGACCTTGCCGGCGTTGAGGTTGGCCAGGTGCTCCTCGGCGATGACCAGGTGGGGGCGCACAGCCTGGGCCAGATAGGCCACCGCACCCTCGCTGGACAGCTCCCAGGGCTGGAAACCGACCGCGAAGCAGCTGCCGTGCAGCATGCCATCGCCGGGGCGGCGAAAGCCGTGGTGACCGATGCTGCCATCGCTCTCCCGCTTGTAGTTGCCCTCGCACACCGGGCAGGTGCCAGTGTTGGTCAGGTCGCGGACGTAGAGGTCGTGGAGCTTCTTCTCGTTCTCGGGGGTGTCCATGCCCAGGAGCTTCGAGGTCTCGGCGACCAAGTCGAAGCCAATCGACTTCAGCCAGGAGCCCAGCTCGTAGAACACCACGCGGCGGTAGCCTTCCTTCTTGGCGATGACCATCTCAGCCCCAGCGGGCGAGGTGATGGTGACCTGGGTGACGGTGTTGCGGGTCTTGGTGAGAACCACCGTGAAGCCCAGCGCCGTCAGGACTTCCTTCCACTGCTTGGTCTCGAAGGAGGCCGTTGCGCCCTTCCGGGTCTTCAGCAGGAGTTCGTTGGTGGTCGAGGTCATGGATGTGTTCTACATGAACCAGACCCAGACGTCAAGCACCTATTTCAAATCTTCAACACTGGTGTCGATATTCGGTGGTGGATAGGCATGGTTGTAGAACTTGACCTTGCCCTTGGTACGTCTAAGCAGCTGTTTCCACAGGAATTCGACCATCATCCTTGTGCAGACCCCGCACCAGATGCGCCCTTTCTCGGGCTCGAAGTGCCCTGTGGCGTCATGCCAGACACCACCACACATGTTGCAGCAGATGTCCGGGGTTGCCGGCAGGCCC